ATGAAAATAAAAATAAAAATTATATTGGTTGTTTTCCTGTATTACCTTCTGTTCAAGGACATATTCCTGTGGTTGTTGCAAGTTGCGGTGAAAACGAACTGCTTGCTCTACAGAATAGAGTGGGCATGGAAGTACCAGGTGAGAGTGAGGAGGCCTGGTCAATGGTTGGGGATCACCTGGCTGACATCATACCAGTCAATGATTTTGAGTTGATGGAAGAAGATGAAGCTAAGAAGGTCTGGATAGAAACCATATCAGACCCGAAGAAGAAGAGCCTATATCAAACTGGGCTTGACAAACTCAAAGAGTTTGGTGGCATCAGGAAGAAAGACCTAACCATGAAAGCATTTGTCAAGCGTGAAAAACAGAACAAGACTAGTGGGGACTTGATTGAAGATTTCACACCACGTTTGATACAGGGAGGAACACCTCAGTCAAATGCAGCCACAGGACCATTCTTTTGGCAATTATCAAATCATATTAAAGATTTGTGGGATGGTAGTGGCAACCACTTCTGGTCGAGTGGTAAGACCTCGGATGACATCGGCAATTGGATGTTAGCTAAGAAGTCTGACGGAGCTTTGTATATTGAGATCGATTATACAAGTTTCGATGGCACCCAGCGTGAAGGTGCCTATCATTGCCTGCTTGACACATACAAGCGTTTTGGCATTGAAAAGTATCGGGACACCTTTGACTGCGTTAAGAATAGGTGCAAAAAGAGAGGTGTCACAAATTCTGGTATTTTGTACCGTCTCAAATACCAGACCCAATCCGGAAGCCAGGATACCACGTTGGGCAACAGCATTCTAAACATGGGATGCATCCGAACAATGTTGAAAGATATGGGATTGAATTTGAACTATTGTGACACCGCTGTAGTCGGTGATGATTCATTAACAATAGTCCATTCAAACCAAGGGGTCACCAAGAAATTTCTCGAAGATGGTCTCAAAGAGAGACTAGGAGCTCTTGGCCTCATACCAAAAATTAAGGTGTCCGACAATTTGGCAGAAGTTGAATATTGCTCTGGCATTTTTTGGCCTGTTGCTACTGATGTTGGTTACAATGTCAGATCTGGAGATTGGGTTCGACAACATTGCAGCACTTATCCCAATGACTCGTATCCTTACAGTTATAAGTTGGGAGCCAAGCCTGGCAAAATCCTTGCAAAAATTGGCTGGTGTATGTCGAACATCAATGCTGAACAATCACTTGGAATGCTTCAGGGGTTGTATTTGAACCATGCCCATGTACCATTAGTTGGGTTGTACCTAG